GACAGCATTCCTTGCATACTGGAGTTGTCTTTGTAGTGCTTTTTGATCATCTTCATTTCTTCATCTGAGAAATGATCTTCGCTTAGGGATTCCTTAATGATATCATCTGATCGAAGCTCTGTTTTATAACCATCTGGTTCCTGGACTACATATCTAGTTTCATTCCCGGAAGCGAACCGTGCGATCTTAACGTCAATTACCTTGCCACGAACACCCCTTGTAGAAGCAAACGAATCCTTGCTCTTGACTTCGTCGCCTTTCTTAATCGTACCTTCGTTTAGGGACTCTTTGATATGCTTGGAGTAGAAGCCAGCCTTCTTATCAGCCATGAATTTGCCGTAAGTCTCTTTTGCCAATGCCGCAACCTGACTCAACTCTTTAGCAATCTTCTTGATCGCTTCTTCTTTAGAGTCAGTAGATTTGATAATCTTGTCGATCTTCTTTATGTCTTCTACACTATCCAATTGAGGAGTGCTTCGTTCGTTAAGGAACTCTTTAAGTGTTTTCATGTCCTACCCTTAGAATTGTATGTTGATGGAACCACTGATATCAGTTAGCTCAATGTCACGTATATACATAGTGAATATTTTGTTCTCATCGACTGACTTGGAACGTATCTTTACGAGAGACTCCTGGCCAATACGAGGGACGAATTTGAGCTCGACGTCTCTCGACGTCACTACTCGTTGAAACAACTGCATCGAGGCGTTGTCTTTTAGCTTCTCCGCTATGAAATCCTTGAATGACTTAGACATGCTAGACCCACTCGTTCATCGGGATGGTGTCGCCACTGTCGATATAGATCTTGTCTTTCTTTCCTGTACTCTGGTTTCGGACCTGTACCCAATAGCCAGTACCGTCTTGCTTTGCTTTAGCTAGTACTTCGTACGGAGTGTCTTCAGGGCCGTCGAGAACTACATCACCGACTTTTAGATCAGTTGGAGATGCAGTCTTCCGATACTTGCTCTCGTTCATAAACTCAAGAAAAGATCTCATTACCGTAACCCCTTAATAAATTGTTGAAGTTTCTCGAAGAAAATCTCTTGAGAGATATCATTAGCCCTTGGGTCCTGTTCCTGTTGTTCTAAAGTAGGCACCCACCTCCCTGATTCGTTAATCATCCACTTCCGACATTCTGTTAAAGCGTTTACATAAGCATCAGGTGCAGAAGGATTGTCAACACAATCAACAGCAGTGAACATCAAGTCGTCTTGGACGTACTTAACGCCGTTTTTCTCTTTGAGTGAACCAAGAGCACGAGTAGACACGCCCATGTTAAAACCACCATCCAGCAGACCTTTTACAATCTGTCCCTTAGGTGTATTCAACACGATCGCTTTTCCATATACATCGTTACCCTGCCAACGAAGCTCGGTAATGCGTATACATGCTTCCGCTGGATCAACAGTTGGATAGTCTGGGTGTTTTAACTCACCTAGAGCACGACGCTTACTCACGTAATCTGTGACGTATTTGTCGATGGCCTTTTCCATAACAGGACGTTCATACATACGTCCGTTACCGTTGATCTGCTCTGATTGAGCGAAGATACCCTCGATGTACGTTTGTGTACCTTGGTCAGTGCGTTCAGTTAAGACTTCGATTTGATCAGAAGACTCAACTAACAAATTATATTTATTTTTCATATCGTCACACTACCCCTTGAATGTTCTTAGCGGGTACTTTTACCTTTTGATCGCCGTAACGCTCTTTGTATTTATCAGATTCAATCCACACGTCGTCCTGGCCAGATGTATCAGCACCCTTAGGATCGTTAAATTTTACTTTTGATCCTGCTGTGAACCCTTGAAACTTAGGTAGCTTTTTCTCTGCGATAAACTGTTTGAAAGATTTCATAGGTTGTAATTCTTCCTCTTCTTCATGGCCTTCAAGCGCTTACGTGTAGCACTTTTCTTTGCCCCACCACCAGCAGCTCGACGAGTACGGACAGCCTTTTTAATAGCTTTCCGCTTGCTTGACTTCTCTGATCCTGTAATAGGGACACACGTTTTACCGTTTGACGACAACTTGAAGCCTTTACGACATTTGATTCGCTTTGTCTTCTTGCCAGTCGAGCTGACACGAATGACTCTACGAGCCTCTTCGATCTGCTCATCCATATTACATATCCTTCTTTTTCATGGACTCGTATTTCTTTTTCATCTCGCCCATCTTACGCTTCATTTCTTCCATGGCTTCTTCGTCTGGCTCATCACCGTTCTTCATGGAGTCGTATTCATCTTCCATTTCATCCATCTTCTGCTTCATCTCGTCCATCGAGTAATCTTTCTCGTTAAGACTGAAGCCACAGGACTCAAGAACCTCTACTCGAGCTTCCTGGATTCGTTTGGTTGAACGCTCACGAAGCAAAGTATTGATCGTGTGGATTGCTTCAGTAGTGTTACCTTCCTGAAGCTGTTTAATAAACTCGGCTGCACTCATTGTAGTTACCTCTTGGTTTTTTTGCTTTTAGAAACGACTTACAAGCCGCCTTCTTCAGGGGGTTGATATAAAGGGTTGTTTTTCTCTTCTTCGATTTCTTTATCCATCTCTGTGATCTCGTTCTCTGTTTGCTTCAACACGTTCTCTCTCATATACCTATGAGATACATATCGTCCAATGTACGGCTGATATAATTGAAGCAGGTCAAGACGTTCACGCTCAAGTTCAGCCTTACGGATCTCGTCGAGCTGCATGTCTTGCGCATAGATGAAGTTGATCTTTGAAGCAATATCGTTCCATTCCTGAACGGTCATCACCTTAGTTAGAATCAACTCTGTCTTCATCAAATCGAGAAGAGCTAGATTGAAACGCTTCCTGATTTTAGATACGAACTTGGAGAATTTTAACTCGTCACGAGATACTTCAGCTCCTCGTCCGCCCATCATTGAGCTTTCTGGTTCCAACCTAGTCACAGGGAGGTTCAAGGCTTTGTAAAGCTGCTTCTGGAAGTAGATAACATCATCAATTTCCGAAAGATTAGAGTTCTTTGTAAAAATACCAGCAGTTAAAGCAAAGGTATGATAATCATGATAGATTTCATCCTGATCAATGGTCAATGTACCGACCTGAATCCTTTCATCTAGTTTTTCGATTTTAACTATCCGATGATTATGTACGCTTTCTTTAACTCTAAAATCTTTCCAACTATCATACCCAAACTGTAATGGGATTTTTTTAACATTGTTTTCATAGAAACCAACTTCGGGATCTCTATTATAATCTCTCTTGTGTTCATTTGTTTTATTAAGCTGATTAATCATATTATCATCTTTTAGATAATCGGCTACAGATCTGTGAGTAAATTTCCAAGTTTTATCTTCGTTGTCAAAATACTGCTCATAATCAAGTTTTTTATGATCTGATATATGTTCTTTCTTGCGATATAAAGGAATCATACTTTCATTATGATTAAGCTGGTCTGCTCGAACAAAACCTTTGCCGTAAACTGGGAACTTGTGATCAGGGGTACATACAATCTCTTCACCGTTGTCCAAAGTAAGTTTCATTACTTCGGCGGATTCTTGAGTTACCCCAGCCCAGGAAATCAATCCAGGTACAACTTTACCCGTTTCTGGATGAGCCGAATATGTCCATAGTTCCTTGCCTTCATTCATCTCATCTCTAACATCAGCAATGCTCATTTCGCGCCCATCGAGAAGAGATACTTTGGTATCCATTGCAAAGCAACCACCCGGCAGAGTACTAACTTCCGTCCCCTTACCATTTGAGTTACGTGGCAGCCAATAGTCTTCCTGCATAGTCTGTAGATGTTTGCGATCTTTAAACGTGCCAGTCTCAGGATCGAAAGACATCTTGTTTCGATACATATTCTTCAGGTTGCGGATATAGCTCTCTGCCTTCGACTTAGGAAGGTTGGCTGTATCTACATAAAAGATCCGGCGCTCAGGAGCACGGGTGATCCGATATATAACAAGAGCGTTTTCCATCATCCGAAGCTGGTTAGCAGGACTAACTGCTTTATGCAACCAGCTAATAGCCATGCCAGTATTCAGATCTGTAATACCAGACGTAACATGAGTCAGCGACTTAGGATCAATCCGAAGAGCTTCCTTAAACTGTTTGTTGTTGTTTGAACCTGGCTTGTTATTCTTCCCTTGGTTCCTAGCTGTGGTAATGTTCTCATCGTAAATGAAGTATTCAGTGATCTTTTCGATCGTCTTCGTATCTGTGTTGTATTCTTTATTACGAATCTTTGAAATAAACCGACTATCAAGTTCGATAACATCAAGCAAGCCATCACCAGGCTTTTTCTGATCTATAACTTTTTGGTATGTTAGTCGACCGTCAATATAGAACTGACGAGACCGTTTGTGGATGGTGTTGTTCAGTTCTAATATCCGGAAGATTTTGTCGTACTTCTCATGAATCTTCTTCCTAATGTTTTCAGAAAGATCCTCAGTTAGTGCAGACAGGTCCAACTTGATAGCATCCTCATGTTCTGAGAAGGACACCATCTCGTTAACCACATCTTCAATGGCATAATCCACAGTGCTGTAGTTAGCCACGTCGCGGTACGTTTCAATAAGCTCTGCTTGAGAGTTATACGACCAGTCTATATTGAGCAGGTATTGACTATAAGCGTCATCTAGCTCAATAGCACCGTCGTCATAGTCCGTAGCGATCTGATTAGAATGGATTCGGTCTTCCATCTTTTCATCAGCGAGCTTGAACTTGTCAAGAAAATTACCGAAAAATCCGTTTGCCATATAAGACCTTTATGAAAACATTGCAGGTGGGTTGAATCCCACCTGCATTTATCATGTATTTATTATGTGCTCACACCGTTGCTGATATCACTGTATGCCATAGTAACAGCAAAGGTTTCAATCTGGTCATTGGAGTCCTGGGCTACTTCAATAGGAGCAACCACAGTCGGCCATGCCAGTCGCAACACATACTCTTTGATACGGTTGTCTTGATTGTCAAGTTGATACAGAGTAACGTTTGACAAATACTCATTAGGAGTAGGAAGACCTGTATTTGAGTTGTATTGATTAATTGCGTTCTGCCATGCTTCGAAAGCATTACGCAGGGCGAAGTCTGTATCGTTGTAGAACGTCAAGTCGAGATCTTCGAACGTACGATCACCGGCAAGCTTCAGCTGACGACCACGAAAGCCAACTTCCATAGTCCCCAGGTTGGAACCTGGGAGCTGAGTTGACTGACACAAGAAAGCCGTTTGACGGATTTCTTCTTGGGTCGCTGCAAAGGCTGGAAATTCAACGAGAACTTCGAACCGGTTCGGCCTAGCTCCGCCACCTTTCAACGATGCTAGGAAATCAGAGATACCAGCCATGTTACACTCCCTCTACTTCTTCGAAGTCGACGCCCGAAGATACGGCGATAAAATTTAGTTTGATTGTGTTAATTGAGCGTGCTGGGTCAATATACAAGTCACCTACGAACTCATTGGCGTTGATTACTTGAGCTGTGTTATTTGTCTCGTCACAAATTACTCGGTACCGAGCAATACCACGACGACCCTGAACACTGTTCAAGTACCGATCAACCGCATTACGGAAGACGGAACGTGTAATCTGGTCGTTCAATTCAAACAGTTGATAACGAGCAGACCGGCTAATTGACTTCTTCAACACAATGAATAGGTTTCGAACGTTAATACGATCGAAAGCACTTGGACGCTTCAACGCAGTCTTATCACCCCACAACACAGTACCTTCACCCGGGAAGGCAATTATAGAGTTAATAGAGGCTGCGTACAGGACATCCCGTTGTGCTTTGTTAGGATTCCATGCGAGCTTAATTACGTTCTTCAACTGTCCACGGTTGAGACCAGCAGGAGAGAACCAAGGCTCATTCTGAACGAAGACACGCGCTGTCAAAGCAGCAGCGTCAGAGTCAGTCGGGATCCAGATGTTTTTGTCGTTGTATTTGTCGTAGACCATCTTCCAGTTATCAACGAAGAATGCGTATGATGTATTCTTGTTAATGGTGGTGTTGAAATAATCAACAACATCGTCTGTAGCAGTCACGTTGTTATACACATCAGCAAGTTGAGGAGCCACGAACGCTACAGCGTCTTGACGTGTATCCATAGCATCGATGATGGTACCAACACTAGCACTTGGAATCACCGATGTGAACGTGTTGATGATGTCTAATATCTCTGTGTTGCTAAGAATGGCAGTTGCAGCGCTAAAATCAGCAGTAGCTGAATCATTACCGTCTACACCACCTTGCAGAGAGTCTGCAAAGATACCCATGGAACTAGACTGAGCAAAGTTGATAGCAGTCTCATCACCAATCCAGATGTATGAAGATTGTGACTTAACAGCTTCAACCACATAAGCAGTAGTGCCGTTGGGCTTCTTACTACCAGCAACGGTAGTCATCAGCTCATAACGCTCAAGAACGGTTCCAGGCACACCTGTAATTTCACCACCCTGATCAACGACTACGAAGTTAAATTCACCAGCCTCAGGAGCATAGGTAAATTCATTTTGATACGCCCACGCATCGAATCCAGTGTCATCAGCAAAGGAGAATGCC